CTACTCCTCTAACTGCTGAATTGACAGGCCCCAGAGTCCAATCCCACGCACACCACAAGCAATACACGGCCACTGCTGAAACTCGCACGAGCGCAGAGGTGGAGGTGAAATCCACCAACTTCCGCAACTCTTGCATCATAAGGCTCGATAACAAGCCTTTATCGTAACGATCAACAAACCACCGAGAGAATATAGCAATCCCCAAGCTATCTATCTGCTGCGGAGTGAGAGGTGCACTAACCGTAACGGACGTTCCCTCAACGACACACCGATCATTCGTGATCTTCAACTGCTTTCGAACCGCATACTGAGTGAAATTGTCATTCGGCAACTGCATTGCAAACTGATATGTACGATCGACGACTCGACGATCAGCCACGAAATTCTCGGGCTCCCAAGCCCCAGCATCCGTTGGATCTGCTGTAAGATTCTTAAGACGCCAAGAGTAAACCACATACGAATCCTGCGAATTGCGAAGCTCCATAGCATGCGTAATTGCTGTTTCCTGTGGCACCCCTTCGACTTTGGTCATGCGATAAAAGAGAAAACAATCTCGATTTCCCAAAAGCTCCAACTTATTCGTATACTTCATCACCGGCGCACCAACCGAGAAGTAATGACTCGCAAGCCAAGCAGACCAACTAACCAATGGATAGCTCGTCACACCTGCCACGCCCTCAGGATACTTGAACAAAATCTCCGTTTCCGTCTTCTCAAAGTAAACACCCGTACCAGGAATTTGCCCTTCTGTGGCTACCATCATAATCGGATGATATATGATGAATCCAAATGCCACCTCGGCCCCAACCTGCATCATAGACGTAGCCACTTGTAATGGAGGTAATGCATTAACAACCCCATCCACACACAAGCCATCCGCCCTATGCAAACAATTGGCCCCTTTACTGCAAGACTGCAACTTCTGACCTCGGAGATAGGCCTCGTACGCCGCACGAGGCACCACAGATCCGAAGTCCTTACTGACCTCTACATAATCACCAAAGACTCTCATGGTATCGACTCCTACCGAATGCTGCTCATGCACGGCCACCACATTTGATGGATCGATCTCCAAATGCGCTTCCATATCAGTTGTCAGCAGATAGGACAGCACACTTCCCCCCATGTGCACCACTGAACTAGCATACTGAGAAACATGCATCGTCAGCAGCTCATTAGCCATTCGTCGCGATGCAACCCAATACGCGTGACCCGGTTCATTCATCGAATAATTGATCACATTAAATTCTGGGTAGGCCACGACAAGGCGATTCAAGTCGTCCGGACCCAATGAAACCGTCAAGACGGCTTTACGCGCCGAGGCCTTACGAGAAGCCTCGCGCTGCAAGATCTCATTCAGTTTCTCGGTTGCCCGATTACGAAACTGGATGTAACTTGGATGATTCAGTGAATAATATTGATTGGTAGCCAAACGACTGCCAACCGACATTTCACCTGCTTCCGAAGTAGGCCTAACGCCCGCGTCCGATAGCATAGTAAGTCGCGACGCCATGCTCGCAACGATGCGGTATTTCGTTTTGTTTCGTTTTGTTTCGTTTTATTTCATTTTAGAGCAATATATGCTCC